CAGGTCTTCGACTGTGACGAGTTCACATTCGACGTCGACGATGGTGGGCAGAATGCTTTCCGTCTTCGCAACACTGGACGCGGTCCGGCTTTCGCCTACTTCACCGACCGGACAGCAGAGTTGTCTGTCACACGTGACTTTGCTGCTCGCACAGACTACGATGCCTTCAAGGTTCTGACATCGCAGTCGATTACGGTGAAGGCGATCAGTGGTACGAGTGAGATCGACTTTGTAATGGCAGGAGCCATTCCGAACACGTACGATCTCGGTATCACGGGTACGGCGGACCTCATTCGTGCGCAGGTCAAGTACATGGCCGTAAAGGCTGCACCTGCTGCGTACCAGATCATCGCGACGTCCGCAACAGAGAACGTAACGTAATACAAACCGAGAGGGGCTACAATGGTAAAGGCAGTTGCTGATCAAAGTGTTTCGGAGGAGATTCCTCTCAAGACGCTTGAAGGGGGATGGGTCAAGCTTCGCAGGATGACATACGGGCAGATGATGCACCGTCAAGACATTGCTGCGAAGATGGCAATCACCAGTGATCAGAGGTCCAAGAACGTCGAGATGAACATCGACATGGCACAAGGAGTCGTCACTCAGTTTGAGTTTGCGAACTGTATCGTTGACCACAATCTGGAAGACGAGAACGGAACCAAGCTCAATCTGAGTGCCTCCGGTGACATCAATCGTCTCGATCCGCAGGTCGGAGCCGAGATCAGTGATCTGATCGACGGCATGAACCAGCTGCCGGAGGATATGCAGTCGGGAAAATCGCCAGCGAGCTAGAGTTCGCCTTCAATACAGGACAAGTCGGCAGTCTCAGTAATGAGGCAGCGCATGTACTGGACATAGCCCAGATATGTGCAAACCTACATTGCCTACCTCAAGCGGGTGGGTTGTTCGACCAAGATCCGTATTGGGTACAGGCACTTTCGATTGTAGGCCAGCTACAGGCTAAGAAGGCCTCCGAAGAGGAAAAGTAGATGCCGCTAGGGCTGCGTGAAATCCTCCTTTTGGTAAGGGCAAAGGACCAGGCTAGCCGTGTGCTGCAACAAGTCGGAGGTTCCCTGAAGGGTCTGTCCAAGGACGAAAGAGAAGCTCGGCAGACACAGATCGAACAAGGCAAACGGCTAATGGGACTCGGAGCGGGCCTCATCGGCGTTGGCGTCGGCATTGCTGGCGTCGGCGTCGCTGGGGTCCGTTTCTTTAATAGTGCCACCGATGCTGCAATGGCCTACAACCAGCAAGTGGCTCTGACCCTGACGCAGACTGACAAGACCAAAGTTAGTTTCAAAGAGCTGAGCGACATTGGTCTTGACATTGCAAAGCGTTATCCGGTTGCATTCGACTCGATTCAGAAGTCGTTGTACGACATCTTCTCGTCCATCGATGTAACTGTTCCGCAGGCTAGAAAACTGCTTGATGCCTTTGCGAAGGCGGCAGTAGGTGGACAGGTAGATATTCAGACGGCTGGAAGACTCACTCTAGGCGTCTTGAATGCGTTCAAGATCCCTGTTGGCGATGTCAACAAGATCATGGACGTACAGTTCCAGATGGTTCGTAAGGGCGTTGGAACGTATGCCGAGTTTGCTAGTGTACTAGGTCGAGCTATTCCTGCTACAGCCAAAGCTGGACAGAACTTCCAAACCCTTGCGGGTGCGGAAGCATTCTTGACTCGCCAGTCTCAGAGTCCTGCAATGGCTGCAACAGCAATCGCTCGTGCCATGGATGCATTGTCGAACGTCAAGGCAGCAAACAATCTGAAGAAGATTGGTGTTGCCGTTGCCGATGCCAAGGGGCACTTCCGCCCTCTGATCGACATCATCTCTGACCTGCACGACAAGCTGAAGAACCTTTCACCAAAGGGTCAGTCTGATGCTCTGCAGACACTCTTCAAGGGTGGTGGCGGAACTATTCAGGCTATGCGTTTCCTGATCCCAGCCATTAAGAACTTCGGCTTGTTGAAGGAAATGATCAGCGACATGCAGAAGTCGGGCGGAGCCTCGATGCAGGCATTCGCTACGATGATGAAGCAGCCTCAGTCTCAGGCCGAACTGTTGAAGAACAAGTGGAAGGCCTTAAAGGTCACTATCGGTAATGATCTCATTCCGATAAAGATGAAGCTGCTCCGAACCATCAACAAGTTGATGGACGCTTGGGACAAGCTTAGTCCGAAGACACAAAAGTTCATTGTCAAGCTTCTGTTCTTCGGTTCGATTGCGGCTATCGTTATCGGTGCCATTGTAGCCATCGTAGGTGTAGTGTTCCTCTTCGTTGGCGCACTCGACGTCCTCGGTATCGGCCTTGCAACAGTGGCTCTTGTTGCGGGCGGAATCATTGTTGCTATTGTGGCGATTATCGCAATCGTGATTGTGGTGATCAAGTACCACAAGCAGCTGGCTGCCATCGCCAAGCAGGTCTGGTCGGACATCAAGCAATGGGCTGGTGACGCTCTTAGCTTCCTGGCAGCCGCTTGGGCGACAGCACGGGACGCGGTTGTAGCCGCTTGGGAAACCGTTTACCGTGACGTACTTGAACCGTTTGGTGAATGGTTCCAGCAGCACGTAACTCCTGTTCTGAAGGCTTTCGTTCAGCTAGTACAAGCCATCTGGATGCGTGTTAGCCAGATCTTCCGATACCAGGTCGGAGTTATGAAAGCTCTGCTGCGAGTCCTGTTCGCAGCATGGAAGCTGATCTGGCCTCAGATGCTTGCGACCGCTCGAGTCTTCTTTGCAGTGTTCAAAGCGATCTTGACCGTCTTCATTGCCATCATTAAGGTGATGTGGAAGCCCTTCTGGCACTTCATCTGGGACGTAGTTAAGATCGCCTGGACGCTTATTCGAACGACAATCGAAGCTGCATTGAAGATCATCAAGGGCATCTTTGAGTTCTTCACAGGTCTGCTTACCTTGAACTGGTCGAAGACGTGGCAAGGCATCAAGGATATCCTGTCAGGTATCTGGAACCTTATCTTCGGCATCCTCAAGGCCGGCTGGAACTTGATGTGGTCTTGGATCAAGCAGAGCCTTCGGACTCTTGTCAATCTGTTTAGAAAACTGCCGAGCACAATCCTTCACGCACTCGGCAACCTCGGACACACCCTGTGGAATGCTGGTGTGCAGCTGATCAAGGGTTTGATCGACGGAATCAAGTCGATGGCAGGAGCTATTCCGAAAGCTATCGGCAGCCTCTTGCCTGGTCCGCTCAAGTCTGTTGCTTCACACATTCCTGGTCACCAGCTCTTTGGTCTCGCCAAGGGTGGTATGCTTCGTGCCAACCAGTGGGCCTTCGTGGGTGAACAAGGTGCAGAGCTACTTCGTACGCTTCCTGGTGGGGGTGTACAGGTCTTCTCCAACACAAGAACCAGAGGGATGGTACGTGGAGGCAGCAATGGCAACGTGATCCACATTCATCCAGGAGCAGTACAAATGGACTTCACAGGGGCTTCGATTGACTCTGCATCGATTGGTGATGTAGAGCGAATCGTGAACGATGCGTTTGACTCGCTTGCAAGGAAGTTGGGATGACAGTAGCATTTCGAAGTGCGACGCACAATGGCGCTGCAGCCTCGAACGGAGTGTTCTCACTCGTTCAGAACAAGCCTGCTGGCGTAGTCGATGGCGACTTTCTTGTAGCGGCAACTTACTGCGGACCGTCTCTGCAAGGTGCAACCGGACCCGCAGGCTGGACGCTCGTCAGGACTCTACGAGTTGCCAGAACGATTAGCGCTCCTGACCGTGCTTACATTCGAGGCTGTCTTCAGATCTGGACGAAGGTGGCTTCTAGCGAACCTAGCAGCTGGACATGGACGTTCGACGATCTTCAGTGTGACGTTGGTCAAGGCGGCGTTGTTGCTTTCCAGAACAGTTCAGGTACGACTGACATGATTGCGACTCATGTTGCAAATGGTGGCGCACGTGTCCGAATCTCTCCAGGTGGTACACCGAAGTTCCAGAACGAGTGCATCCTCCGTATCGGAGCCTTTCAGCATGTTACGCCTAAGCCTGCTAGGCTACCTGCAACAGTGGGTACGTTGGCTGGCTATTCACAGGTCGTAGCAGATGCTCGAGGCTTCAACGCAGGGTATATCGGCGACATTCCTAACTACGGTATGAAGTCGATTCTTACTATGCAGATGCGTGCTGCTACCGATGATGCAGCACTCCAGCCGAACATGAACTTCGTTCTGGACAAGGCTTGCATTACAGACGCCTGCATCACGATAACCTTCCCGAGTGGTGACACTGCTCCGAATAGCCTACAGCTGTTCCCACCTAACAACTGGCGATTCAACTCTACAGGCACTCCTACGTTTGCGTGGCTCTTCCGCGACGTAGATTCTGGCAACTACCAGACGTCATGGGCGCTACGGCGAAAAGTCGGAGCAGGTGCCTACGAGTACTGGAACGTAGCGGGAGTGACCTGGCAAGCTGGCATTGTCTACAATCCCAGCACAACGCCCTGGTATACGTTCCCTGCAGCTAAGTGGGTAAATGGCACTACATATCTCTGGAGCGTTTCCGTCAAGGACAACTTCGGGCTAGCAAGCTCCTTCCCTGCAGATATCACACACGTTTGTGATACGACTGCTGCACCCACGATCACGTTCACTGCTCCCGAGACACCTTACTTGGCCTCTCAGACCCTTCTGTTTGGTCTCAAGACGACAGGCGTAATCAACCAGTGGCGAGTAGTCGTCTTCGATCAGGCGACAACACTGCTTGCGAACTTTAACCCTGATACGTCAAAGTCGATCTGGGATAGTGGCATTCAGAAGGGCCCGATCACGACATTGACTGACATCACGGGCGCTACTCTGGATGCGACTCTGTCTCAAGGCGACTACGGTCTGAACTACGTTGTATATGCGTATGTCTCGGATACTGTTCCGAGATCGAGTGGCTGGATAAACCGTACTATCCAGGTCAACGTAGACGATCCGGAAACGCTTACTGTCACTGCAACGAATCCTGCTCCAGGTGCACAGGGACCCTACAACAGCGTCTCGATCAGCGGTCCAGTCAATCTACTCCCATTCGATGCAACGACCTTCGAACATTCCATTCTTGGCTGGGGAGCTTTGTCTGGCCTGATCGGAGGTACGCTGACTCAGGAGCTTGCCGTAGGTTTGAGTGGTAATAATGCCCTTGGCATGACTGCAGGTAGCAACGCCACGATGACTAACGGCACAGAAGAAGGCTTCCGTGCTATTCCAGTTCTCGTCGGAGGAAGTTACAAGGCATACGCCAACTTGAAAGGTGCCAACTTCGGTGCAAACCGAACTTGCCGAGTGGGGATAAGGTGGTATGACAACACTGGTGCTGCTCTTAGCATTAGTTTTAGCGGAACTACTTCTGTTAGTAACGCAGCGTGGTCTGCGCTGACTGTAACGGCAACGGCGCCGGCTAACGCAGTCAGTGGGGCTGTTGTTGTCGAAGTGCAGAGTGCTCTTACGGGCGAGAAGTGCTACGTGGACGAAGTGTACTTCGGCAACAGCAGTATGACGGTTTGGCACCCTGGTGGTCGAGTGTACGGCAACCTTCTCGACTTCGACACGAGTACCTTCGAGCAGTTCACTACGGCCACGCCGAACATCGACAACGATGATGGCAACCTCACTTTGAGTCGAGGCACTACAGTTGTTCTTTTCGGCCACTGCAGTCTGCACGGCGTAGCGCAATATGGGGGCAATGCTGCTCAGCCGGTTGTAGGAGATGCAGCACTGCAGTGGCCGCTAGTTCCTGTCGTAGCAGGTCGTCCGTATAGTGGAACTGCTAACGTCAACTTCCAGAGCGCGGGCACCTTCTTCATCACTCCGTATCTTGATTGGTACGATGCCAACGGTAATCTGCTCAGTTCCTCTTCGGGAGGACAGCAGACTGTTGCTAGCAGCGCCTGGACTCAAGTCTTCGTAACCAATCAAACTGCACCCGCGAATGCAACTCAAGTCGGATTGCGTTTGGTATGGAACGGTCCAGCACTAGGGCAGACCATCGACGTCGATATGGTCACAGTCACGTTTGGCAACACAA